CGCTTGCGCCAGTAGCCAAGTGAGTGCTTTTGCACTGTCCGACCGAAGATCGCGCTTAATCTCTCAGCCGCTTCATGCGGACCGAGTGTTTCCTTGGGTCGCTCGACCGGAGCCTTGATCTCCAGGCGCAGCTTCCCACTTTCGAGCGGAGTCGCAGTGAAGGACTCGCACTCCAAGATCATCGAAGTCATTATGGTGTTATTACTACAACCCGAAGAATTTACGCAACGCAGTGCGAATGACCGCGCTCATTGAGCGCCCCGAACTTTCCGACTCAGCTTTAAGCCGGTCTTCAAGTTCGGGGTCGCTTGCAAATGAGCGGATCAACTTCGGGTTGCGAAGGTTAGCTATCTTCGTGGTCAATGGAGTCTCGGAGTTCGTCACGAGAGTCACGATAACTCCTTAACCCGTCTTCGACAAATAAGGAGGCAAGTTTCTCCGGGGGGATCGAACAATGATGGGCGGTCTGTTCGAGTTCGGACTTGAGGGTTTCGGTGAGGTGGATTGTCATTACTTCGGTTTTCGTTTTATGTTTATGTGGGTGTTTCCTTTGTTGGTATGTGAGCAAATGTGTAGGGGGGGGTATGTTCCTATTACTTGTGGTCAAAAAGAAGCCGCGGGGAATGAACCCCGCGGCACCGCGTCACCCGTTCCGGTGTTTCCGGAGCAGGGCAGCTATGGTTTTCTGCATTTGTGGATCGATGCTGTCAGCAGCGCGTTCTTCCTTGGTGTCGGCTTTGTAGACAGCCAACTCCTCGGCAACGCGGGACAGCGTTCCGTCTTGGTCTTCTGAGGTTAGGTAGGCGGAGGTCGCTTCGCGGATAAGTGAACTGACATTCGTCTGCTTGGCCGCGGCCAAAAGGCGCAGTGCAGAGGAGGTCTTTTTACTCTCTACGTAGCTCACTCGTTCAGTGCCGGCCTTCAGACGGCCGTGTTTTGTTGTGCTCATGGTTATTTGGGTTCTTTCTTTCTCTATGTTCGACAACGAACATGCGCGGTTGTTCACCATTTTATTAAAGAGGACAAGCCGTTTTCTTCCGCATAAGCCCGCACCACTATCGGTGTGATATTAAACCATTCGTCAGCCTGCGCGGTCGTGACGAGCCCCCGATAGTATCTTTGGAGGGTTTTTGCGGAGTGTCCGGATAAGTAAGAAGTTTCATTGGCATCCCGGTATTTGGCCAGATGGTAGGTAGAGAAGGAGTGGCGAAGAGCATTGTTTTTCCACGTAAGCCCCACAGCCGCGAGCCGCGCTTTGTTCCGGCTGATGGCCGCTACCTGTCGTTCAGTGATGAGCCTCCCTACGTCTGGGATCTCGGCTACTGAAAGCCAGGCTTTCACTTGTTCGGTCTTGTCGAGCACGCGGCGTGAAGGGGTCTTGGCGATACTCGCGTCGATCACCGCATGATCTGTGTCGAATCCGAGGTGTCCGGCGGTCATCCGCTGGAACTCCGCCCGCCGCGAACCGGCGAACGCCATTGTCGCCAGATAAGGGATTTCTTTGGGGGTCGCGATCATCAGGAGGTGCATCATTTCCCACGGTTCCCAGAACGGCACCGTCCTGCGGTTGGTGGGGGGTAAGGCCAAGTCTGTGGTGATCGATTCGGCATCCTTGCCGAGATAGCCTTTCTTCTTCGCGAACTTTTCCATCATCTGCCAATGCCTCACCAGATTGCGGTAGGTGAAAGCAGCCCAGTCGCCTCTGCTGACATAGGCTTGGAAATCGTCGTGGGTGACATCGCTAAACTGTCTGTCACCAACCCAGCTACGAAGGCTGTTCGCTTCAGTGGCGAGTCCGTTGAGGTAGTGCCGCGAAAGATTCTTCACCTCTTTCCGTTCCCTCATGTGAGCCATGAATTCTTCGGAAAGGTCTTTGACCGTCTTCCGTCCGGCTCCGATCGGGTTCTTGGCTACGTATTGTTCCACGGCTTCGAGCAGGCGACTTTTGCCGCCCGCTTTGCGTAAGCACTCGCGAAGGAATAGATTATCCTCCGGATGAATTGTAGTCTTCTCGCCGAGGGCGCTGGAGAGGTCGGTGACGATCCTTTGAGCCTCCTCTATCGCTTTGTCGCGTTTGGCAAAGACGCGCCTCATCGTCTTCCGCCCTATCTTCCACCGGATGAGGAACTGTCGGTAAGCTCCGTTTTGGATCTTGGAGACTCTGACCAGAGCCCCTCCGAAGCGGATGCTCGCGCCTTCGTTTCGGGTGTCTTTAATTTCGATTTTCATGGCTGTTAATTGTGACCAGATTTTGTGGCAAAATGTTCAATAATTTTCATAAGCGCATAATAATAACGAAAGTGATAACAAGCGGAACTTCATCACTAACAGAGTAAGTCGAGTGACTTACAGAAGTTAAATAATCCCCTAACAGTGAGAATTCGAACCCGTGCTACGGTTGTCATAAGGTGTTGGTAATGAGGTGACTGCAAATTATCAAAAACGATTGTGTCCGCTTGTATAACTCTGTAGCAGTAAAATTTCCAAAATGACCCCGATTTTTGCCTCCGATGCCCCGACTCCCCCAGTCGGATACCGACTGAAATACGGAGTCTATTTTGTGCCCGGAACGGCCGATTGGGCGATCGAGCTTTTCTGCTTCGGGCACCGTGATCGGCGGTCGCCGGAGATGCTTTCGATCGAGGAGCACTTCAAAAGCGCGGCTCAGATTTTCTTCAATAAGAAAACTGAGAACTTTATTTGGCACCCTTGGGCCGATGACATGTTGTATGAGTGCTGTCACAATAAGTTCGTCGGTTTCGCAGGCTGCGGCTCAAGCGGCAAATGCTTGGCTCCAGATACGCCAGTCCTGCGATTTGATGGGTCTATTTGCCGGGCGGATGAGGTCAAGGTCGGAGATGAGTTGATGGGGCCGGACTCAAAACCGCGCAAGGTTCTTCGGGCTGGTCCGGGGCGCTCGAACATGGTGCGGATCGTTCCAGTTAAAGGCGACCCTTGGGTCTGCAACGACGACCACATTTTGACGCTGAAGCGGTCGTGGGCAAACAAGAAGTGTTGGAGGAGGGTCGGGGATATCATCGACATCTCAGTTAAAGATTTCTTACAAAAAAGCCGTCGCTTTCAGTCAGAGCACTCGTTGTTTTGCGCTGGTGTCGAGTTTCCAGAGCAGCCCGTAGAAATTGACCCGCGCACCTATGGAATTTGGCTGGGGGACGGGTCAACTGGTCATCCGGCTATTACTTATCACGAAGATCTTGAGCCTGAGATGCACAAGTATCTCACGGAGTATTTCACTGGAGCGGGGTATAAAATTCGGCGGGCCGGATATGGGAAGCATTGCGGAACGCTTTTCGTAAAGAGGGCTTGGAGGGACAACCCTTTCTTGGATCTTGTCCGCGAATCATCTGGCAACCCCCCGAGCCAACAGCCCTACAAAGGTGAGAAACGAATTCTTCGGAGGTATCTCATCAACAGTCGAGAGGTTCGGATGAATGTTTTGGCGGGGATTATCGATGCCGATGGATACGCGAGCGGGACTTACTACGAGATCGCTTGTTCTTACCCGAAGCTCGAAAAGGACATCGTGTTTTTGGCCAGATCTCTCGGGTTCCGAGTCACGGTCAAGCGAAGGGTCGTAAAGTGTAATGGTAAAGAGTGTGAGACCGCCCGTATCAACATCATGGGCGACACCCACCTGATCCCTACGCTGCGCAAGAAGTGCAAACCGAAGACGCTCCGCAAAAATAGCGACTGCACATCCTTCCAGATCGAACAACTAGGTGAGGGAGATTGGTATGGCTTCACTCTTGATGGGGATGGGCGTTTCCTCTTGGGAGACTTCACGGTCACGCACAACTCAGAGTTCATGGCGATATGGGCGCTACTCAACTGGATGTCCGCCCCGTTCCACACGCTCTCGTTGGTCACCTCTACGAGCATCCGTGACGCGAAGAAGCGGGTCTGGGGAGCCATCCAGCGTTACTGGCCGTGCATCAAGCCCGTGGCTCCAGGCAAGCTGGCAGACACTCCGACTCCGGCGATCTACACGATCCGGAACGGGGAGAGGATGGAGCAGGCTGGGGTGTATCTCATTCCGGCCGAGGCCAAGAAGACATCCGAGGTGACGGGTAAGATGCGAGGCATGAAGGCTCCGCGGGTCATTGTCGCGGCCGACGAGTTGTCCGAGTTGGGTCATGCCTTCCTCGACACGGCGATGTCGAACCTTTCGAACAACCCGTTTCTCCACATCTGCGCGGCGGCGAACCCTGTATCTTACTACGATCCCTTCGGGCGCTTTGTTGAGCCGATCAACGGGTGGGGGAGCATTACGGTCAATGATGAGAAGTGGGAGACCAAGCTGGGTGGGGTGTGTCTGCACCTCGATGCCCTCAAGAATCCGAACTACTTGGCCGGTGAGAACAAGTGGCCGATCCAGAAATGGGAGAAGATCGACGAGGCCCGTGAGCGACTCGGTGAGGACAATCCGATTTTCTGGCGTGATTATCGGGGGTTCTGGCCACCGCAGGCGGTCAGCAAAGCCATCTACTCCGAGGCCGAGATCATCCGCTTCCAAGCCGATCAGAAGCCGATCTGGAGGGGCCGCGCCGAACGTATTGTCGGCATCGACCCCTCGTTCGTGAGCGGCGGGGATAGGTGTGTCATTTATTTGGGATCATTTGGCCAGAACAAAGACGGGGTCGATCAGGTTTCCTTCGACGAATTCCACTACCTCGACGAGGAGGCCAGCAACCCCGAGCCGCGCACCTTCCAGATTGCTAAGAAGATCAAAGACATCGTGGTCAAAGCTGGGGTGCCGTGGCGAAACATCGGGGTCGACGTGACGGGCGGCGGTGTCCCGTTCTGCGATGCGATGGCTACGGTCTGCGGGTCGAATGAGTTTCTCCGCGTCCACTTCGGCGGGGCTCCCTCTGGGCGCTCGCTCTCGGCTTACGATGCGACCGCGGCCCAAGATAAGTATGTGAACCGCGTGACCGAGCTTTGGTTCGGCGCGAAGGAGTTTCTCCAGAATGGTCAGCTAAGAGGGATCGGGCCGGACTTGGCCCGCGAGATGACCAGCCGCAACTACGACACGCGGAAGTCGGGATCGATGAAGGTGGTCGTCGAGTCGAAGACCGATATGAAGGCTAGGATCGGCCGGAGCCCCGACGTGGCCGACGCCGCATTTGTCATGCTCGATGTTGTCCGCGAACGGTTCGGGCTGCGTCCTCCGCAAGAGACTGGTGGGAGTCGCCGTGGGATGAGCACTTGGAAGTCGACGATGACGACCAAGTATGCCCCGCGGCGGTCGGGTCAGTTGCTCCAGTCTTTTTGAAGCGGTATCATAACAGCATAACAATGTCGTATCGCGTCACAGTCGAAGAGCTTCGTAAGAATGCCCCGCCGCTGCGGATGATTTCGCTGACGGCACCGGATTGGCTTCAGGCCGTCGATGCGGTGACTGAGGTGTTGTCCAAGGAAGACACCATGTTCCAAGAGGACGAGACCGAAACACGCGAAGAAGCTAACGACGATTGGTCGTGAATTATTTCCACTCCGGAGACTTGGGGGATGTCCTCTACGCGCTGCCCTCGATGAGGGAACTTGGGCGCGGGGATCTTTATCTCAACTCGCGGCCTTGGACCGCCAAGATGACCGAGCAAAGGGCGGCAGTGTTGCGTCCTCTCCTCGAAGCCCAGGACTATGTCGGCAAGGTGATTCACGGGGATGCGCCGGCCAACGAGCACTGCGTTAATTTCTCTACGTTCCGTAATGGTGGGCTGATCTACGGGGTCAGCTTGATGGAACTGCAAAGCGATTGGGTCAATGCTAACGCTTCGCCGGAGCCTTGGCTAAAAGTTTCCCCCTCGGCGCGGGCACGGGGGCGGGTCGTCTGTCACCGCAGCCCGCGCTACCACAACCCTTACTTCCGGTGGGATCTCGTCGGCGAAGCCCTCGGCACGAAGATGCTCTTTGTCGGGTTGCCGCACGAGGTCGAGGAACTGCGGCGGGTCACCAAGGTCCATGCCGAGTATGCGATCACCAACGACTACCTCGAACTGGCCAAGCTGATTGCGGGCGCGGATCTTTTCATCGGCAACCAGTCGAGCCCGATGGGCTTGGCTATTGGTCTCGGGGTGCCGTTTATTCAGGAGACGTGTTTGTGGACGCCGGACTGTCTCTACCCGCGCAAGGACGGCTTCTACTGCTACGACGGTGGGATACCTCGCTTTGAGATCCCCGCTTTCAATCCGCCGCCGGATGTCGACCGCAACGCGCTCCCTCCGGGCGGATGGCAAGTGATCTCCCGTCATAGCGGTGAACGCGGCTCCTTCAAAAGCCACCGCCTCGCGACCCGTCACCTCTACAAGACCGACCGCTTTTTCACCGAGACAGATGCCGCCGTCGAGGTCGATCGGCAGAACGCCCTCCGCATTCCGCATCTCGTCCGGCGCAACTCGACCTTTGAAATCTTCGGCAAGGTGGCACCTTTAGTCCACGCCGTTACTGCATGACTGACTGTGAAAAAGGCACCTCGGCCGAGGTAAGGTTTATTTTTGAAGCCGATGGGCGTGGCTGGAAAGTCTACGTGCCGCTCGGCCATGCCCATGCCGCCGACCTCGTCATTCTCCGTCCCCCGAAACGACCCATCAGTGTTCAGGTAAAAACCGCGACCTTTAATCCGCACCGCAATAACTACGGAGT